GTGCAGAAGGAGTGGCACACTAGTCTCCAAAACTAGGATTAGTTTGCGCTAATCAGGGGGTTCGAATCCCCCCACCCCTGCCAACAAAGGAGCAAATCATGCAACCACCATCATTTACAGTCACAGTTGACTTAACAACAACGTTCACGTTTCAAATTTTTGCAAAAGATTATCTACACGCACAATACGATGTGGATGATTTACAACTCTCTGACATCAAAGACATCATCAAAGACAAACTATTATATGGTGATGACATCCATCAAGAGTTCGAAGTAACGAGACTAGAGGAGGACTTCTAATGACTATCGACATTTACACCAATCACCAATACGACCGTGTGTCTACACACGTAGAATACCAACCAAAAGGTAACGTTGACGAACTAGCTCCTGCTTGTATATTGCTCAAGTTTGTAGGTGCTAACACTCATGTCTACATGACAATGGACGAAGTTTCCCGCCTCGCTAATCAGCTTGTCACTGCCTTGGAAAAACACAACGAACACGAGGAGGCTGCATAATGTTTTTCATGCTTGTCTGTGGTTTGCTTGCTGCTTGCGGTATGCTTTTTCTGCTTGCCAAGCTAAATATCAAACGTGTCTTGTACTTTGACGTTGCTATCGACATCATTGTTACAATCTCATTGCTTGTCATGTTTGCTGGCACTTTTGCTGGCATGATGGCAGGCGTTGTAGGCGGTGCAGTCGTATCTGTAGTCCTGTTCATACTCAAACGTATTATAGGCTCAGAACGCCCGACATTCGACAAATGGCGATTACGTTGGGTTGCTGTGCCACCTCGATAATGTGCGTACACAATTCACTGTCTGTTTGTATGTTCTCCGCATGGACACACCAATAGACGGAAAAGTATGCGATAAATGTGGGCGACTGATGAATACATCAGATAAGCCTCACTATGTACACGGTCATCTGCAATGCCCTTGCGGTAGAAATATAGATGAGTGTTGCCAAGGTGATCGTGCAAATGAACTTGACGATTAGAAAGGTGTCCTATGCGTATTTTTTCTGCCCGTGTCGGCGTATTCATGTGCCTTCACGTTATCACTGTACTGCTCGCACTTGTAGTATGTATGATGGGCGCGGTTAACCCGACGCTTGTAACTTCTTACTTTGCTTTCCCAATCTTTGCGTTGTTTATGTGGCTTAACTATAAACTATCAGGCTATATCACCCGCAAGTGGTTTTCGGAGGAACAATCAAATGGATAATGCTAGTAATCAATACTCACAAATATTTTTTCGAACTGTGTTGCCATTCATACAAGCGCGTGTTGCACAATGGGAAGGTGGCGTTGTACACCACCCAGACGATCCCGGTGGGTTTACAAGGCGAGGTTTATCTACAGTTTATAATGACATGACACAAGACGAACTCATGCACATGACTAACGAGGAAGTTGATCTTGCATTATGGAAAAAATATGGAAATCCATACAATCTATGGCTGTGGTCTCCCGGTTTGGCGCTTGTATTTTACGATTGTTCTGTCAATCAAGGACCAACGGCTGCAGTCAAAATGTTACAGATTGCACTCAACAAGTATCATAAACGATGGTACGAGCCACTTGTCGTTGACGGCATATATGGCAGTAAAACAGAGAAAGCTATATTGTTGTACCAAGAAAAATACATAGATAATTATAGTTTCCGTAAGTTAGTAACTGAGTTTTGTGCGTTACGCATGGAACGATATGGTAGAAAATACAAAGATGCGTTTATGTTAGGCTGGTCTAACAGATTGATGGACATTGCGTATCATGCACATCAGCTAGAAGACGAGTGGCAAATATGCGTAGGTGACGCAGACAACTTCAAAGGACCGCTTTTGCATTAATGGCTTACTTTATGGTGACTTACGGAGAAGAAAAAGAGCCACACAAATTTGTTTTCATTGCAGAAGACTATTACAGCGCACTTGCGTTGTGTAATTTAAACATCGAAGACTTCATAACTATGGAAGAAGTCGTAAAAATCGACGTAAATGAGGACGGAATACCCGTTTTTGACCGTCCAACGTACCATTAACGCAAAAAAACTTGCCAAATAACAAAAAGTGACGCATTTTGTGTTTATGAGTGAGCGTTTAAATGCCGAAATAGTCGCATACTTGCCGTTCATTAGAAAAATCCTAGCGGCAAAACGTCACTCTATTGGCTTAACACAAGATGATCTCAACGAGCAACTAGGTTATGCAGACCGTTTGGTAAGCAAATGGGAGTGTGGGGATCGTAACCCTAGCACGTTTGCGTTTGAGTGTTGGACAAACACCCTACAAATTGATGTAGCTGACTTGCTCCGCGAAAGTAAGGAGCAATATGAAAATCATTATGGGGATAGATCCGGGCCTCACAGGTGCAGTAACGACAATACAATACGACACAATGACTGTGCTAAAAAGCGACGATATGCCTGTGCTTGTGAACCAAGTTTGCCCTTATTTGCTAACTGAGGTTATAAGTCACCACGCTAGAAGCTATAATATAATTAAGTATGTAGTCGAAGACGTACACTCAATGCCCAAACAAGGTGTTGCCAGCACATTTAAGTTTGGCAGAAGCAAAGGAGTCATCGAAGGTGTGTTAGCTGGTTTACATAAACGCACATCTTACGTGTCTCCTGTTACATGGAAAAAATATTTAGAACTAACCAAGAAAAGCAAAGAAGCGTCACGCACTTTCGCTACTAAAATATTTCGTACTGACGAACATTGGCCTCTCAAAAAGCATAATGGTCGTGCAGAAGCAGCACTTATAGCTTATCATGAAGGGAAAATACGATATGAAAAGGAGCAAACCTGATGCAACAAGACTTGACGAAGATTGGCAACCATCTCCCACATATATCACCAAAATCTCAAACAAACATCCCGGTCTCGACCTCGAATCAGAGTTCATCAAGTTCCAAGAATACTACATCAACCTCACTACAGCCAAAGCCTATAAAGTCAACTGGAACCTCACCTTCCAAAAATGGTGTATCAACGCTGACAAATGGCAGAAAGAAGAACTGGCTAACAAAAAGTCAACTTCCCAAACTGGTGACGAACAACGAGAAGCGCTTAATCGCGCGTTTACTTCAATACAAAACAGTCCAGTCAGTAAGTACATTAACTGACGAACAATGTACTGAGATGTTACACCAAGTAAATGTACTACGAGAACGCTTAGAAAGCTTCGAAGGTGCATCATCAGAAGAGATAGCTGTGCTTATGCACAACTTGGCATTGGTAATTCGTTCTGCTCTCCCCGGTGCTGACGAACCCAATGTCGGGGATCGGGAAGCAGTGCTTAAACATTATGCCTCTACGTTAAGCACTATTCCCTTCCCCATCTTACAACGTGCGTTCCAACACTTACGCAAAACATGGAAATATAAAACGTTCCCAAAAATTGCAGATGTGTTAGAACCAATCAACGACGAAATGCAGGAGATAGAGAGTATGTACAACAGTTTACAGCATCTAGAGAAAATACTTAACGTGCGGTTACACGGCTTTCGGGTGTCCTCCTAGACTCCTTCATACCTGTTGCAGTGCGTATGCAAACAGGGAGGGGTGTGAAAGCCATCCAGAGGGTAACGGAACCCATCAAAGTAACAAAAATAGGTGTCTTGCAGCCTGTATGTGTCCCGAGACTGAGTTATGGTTTATGCACATACCGTTCTGTTAAGATTGGAGGACAGTCTGTTGTGGATGCGACGGATCATTAAAAAATTCAAAGACACCATCCGACCAACTAACCAAGGAGCCAACTATGAATACATTCGACAAATTTTTCCCACCAAACAAACGCAAACAACAAGCGTTTAACGAACTATCAAAACTCATGCGTTCGCATACTGTAACTACAACTGCTATGTTACGTGCAGCCGACGCACTGCGTGAAGCACAACCCGCTACTCGTAAAACTATCGAGGACGGTTTGTATCATTTTACCGAAGCAGCACGTATAGAAGCAGACCAGATTGATGCAATTCTAGACATATACGAGGTAGACGATGAAGATAACAAACAAACACAATCTTCCACTGGTACTGATCGATTGGATTGAAAACTCTAACAAACAAAGACAACTACAAGTTGAGCAAGGCGACTTTACTGTTACACAACTGTTGTCTAATCCAAAAGAACAATACTTACTCAGTCGCAATCCTGACATTGAAGTAGACGCATCACAGTTTATTTCAGTGCTGTCAGGTGAGGCATGGCATACTGGCATTGCCGCTAACAGTACAAACCGTAGGTTTAATGGTGCGCTTGTAGAAAAACGTTTTTCAATCAAATATCACGGTTGGAAAATTACAGGTCAACCTGACGTTATCGACGGTGACTACCTCATGGATTACAAAGAATCTACTGTCGGTCGTTTTGCCAAAGGTGTACCGCAAGAATACGAAAACCAACTCAACTTCTACCACTACATACTTAGTTCTAACGGTAAACATCCTAAGTTTATGGGTATATGGGTAAAGTACAAAGACTATATGCCTAGTCGTGCTGGCACCAATCATTACCCCGATGCAGCCATGCAATACTTTCCAGTACAGATATGGGATTACGACGAGCAAGATGCGTTTATAAAAAGTCGTATCGAAGCACACGTTGGCAATCTTAACTCGCAACTAGAAAAACTGGACATGCCACAATGCACTGACGAAGAACGTTGGTACTCAAACGAAGTACACGCAGTAATGAAGAAAGGAGGTAAACGATCATTACACAACGCAGCAACGCACGAAGATGCACAAGCATGGATTGATGGTGCTAACACAAGGGTCAAGAAAGACCAACTTACGATAGAACGTCGACCCGGAGTTTATCGCAAATGTGAGAATTATTGTTTTGCAAAAAGCGTTTGTGATCAGTATAATAATCAATAGGAGAGAGCCATGAACGGAGAGTTATTTCACGCAGCGAAAGCTAATGCTGGCAAAGGCGACCCTGCCTCTGCAGAAACCGCACAGCTATTCGACGGCAAGAAAAACAATGCCAAAGCTATAGCAATGAAGGTTGTTCGCTGTTTAAACCAGCATCAACAAGGACTTCCTGCTACACTCATAGCAAGAGCAATTAGAGAAACTAAAGATAACGTCCGTCCACGTTGCTCCGACCTAGTACGTGACGGTATCTGCGTTAAACATCCTACACAACGCTACTACAATGAAAACAAAAAGCCAGAACGTATCTATGTTTTAAAAATCCATTATGAAAGGCTATACAATGGGAAATGAATACAGAGAAGCATTTGTAGACAACATCAACTCTAACAAAATCAAGCGTATGCTTGCTGCACCTTTTGCTGACAATCAAATACGTTATCGTGTCGGCAGTAAAGGTCGTGACAACAGTGCTATGATGCTAGCATATGTCGATGCACGTATGGTTCATATGCGTCTTGACCAAGCAGTAGGCCCATTCAACTGGTCTAATGACATACGCATTGTCGGTAACTCTTACATATCCGACATCACAATCCACTTCAAAGACCACACAGTACGTCGTTCTGACGGTGCTGACGCTACGCAAGTGGAGCCAGTTAAAGGCGGCATCAGCGATGCGTTCAAACGTGCTGGTGTGCTATTCGGCATAGGTGCTTATCTGTATCGTATGCCTAACATCTTCGTGCCAATGAAACAAAATGGCAAGTATCCTACAGACGAGGGCTTGGATATGTTGCGTAATGCACATAACAATCTTGCAACGCAATACAACAAGTACCTCGACAAGTATTTCGGACAGTTGGGTGCCGATATAGAGAAAATGTTAGCTAACTCCGACGGTTAACATTTAGTCCTCGGCAAGCATCTCTCCCAAACCAATGCTTGTCGGGGGCGACCATAATCGTTTGGATGACAAACGCAACCAAGAAAGGAAATAACATGACTATTAATATTGCAATCGTTGGCGGTAATGTTGCTGCCCCACCAGAATACAAAGAGATGCCTAACGGTGATCCTATTGTAAACTTTACCGTTGCTACATCATACAAAAAGAAAGACGGTGAGCGTATACCGACGTACCACAAATGCGTTAGCTACAATGCTGGTATAATTAACTACATGAAGAAAGCTAATGTAAACAAAGGTACACCATTAGTTATATGTGGTGAGCGTACTATGCGTAGTTACGACAAAGATGGTACTAAACATTACATACATGAGTTACAAATACCTAACTACGGTGGAAAGATATGGGTTATAAACCCTCGTAGTGGTGAGATGGACACAATAGGAGACAACAATGGACAAGAAAACGTTAGTCGACAAAGCGGAGGAACCTCTGCGGGACACATCGATGACGAGATCCCTTTCTGATCGAGTATTTGTTGTACCGCACATAGAGGGTTATCCACCAGAAATCAATCTTTACTTTGGCCCTGATCGTAACGTAGTATATCTTCCATTCCAACCAGAGGCAGGACTTGTGCTTGCCTCGCAAATCCTAGAAGCATCAAAGGAATATTTAGAATGGCTAAAGTCGAATACTTCGGAAGAGGTGCCAACCCAAATCGAAGACCCTCCGAAACAGTAGAAATAGAAGGTTTCGCATTTACAAGATCATGGTGTCCACAAACAGGCAAACCCTTCGAGGTGTTTGCTGTAGAACGTGGAAAACCCGGTCAAGTAAATGATGTGCTTATGAAAGCAAGTATTGTTGCATCAATGCACATGCAAGGGCGTTCCTCTGATGAAATAGAAAACAATCTAAATACTATTGATAGCTGTCAGGGGAGCGACCCTTTATTTTAAGGAGTCGAAAATGTGGTCAGCAAAAGTTACTGTTATTATTGCAAACATATGGATGTATGATTTCCACACACCTCACATTTTTCAAACATCTGTTGATTGCATTAACCAAGTGCAATATCACCTAGCACAATTACCTGAGGAAATACTTGTTAAGGGAGTTGGTGTTCACGCTATGGAATGTACGTGGTTGCCGTTTCCCGGAAAGCCAAAACCACGATGGAACAAGAAGCTAAACCATTAAAAACAAGTGAAGCAGAAATATACATGAGTCCACATAATTTAAGTGGAATACCTTATGATGTTAACTCTGCAGGAGAACGACTATACGATGTAGAAACGTTAGATTACTTTCTAAACTTTCTTCTTAAGGAATGTTAGGTAGTCAGCCGCATACTCTACATCCCAAAAAATTTGTACGAGTCCTGTCGCAGTTTCTGCTTCTGGATTAATTACGCATACACAGCTACTAGCAAAGTTGTGGTCTTCAAACCCGCCTACTTTGGCATAGCTGTCGTATTTTTTATAACCACCTACACGTATACAGTGTGACAACATACCGTCCTGTTGCATAACAATATTATAACCACTTACGTGTTTGTGTCCTGCCAGCAATATGTGATCAGAATAGTGCATCTGTGCTGCTTTACTTACGCCATGTACTAAATTCCATTGCGAGTGTCCGGGGAAGTCGTGACGGCAATTAACACGAACTTCTCTGCCATTAGGCAACTGCAGCGCCATGCGTACCGACCATGCCTCCAATACGCCTTGTCCGGGTATCTTCATATAATCAAGAGGATCGCCTGTGCCTGTCCACATATCATGATTCCCCTTAATCAAAAACAACCAAGGCACTTCAGTAGCCAACCATTCTGTTAACTGCCATGCTTGTCGTTTACTTGTAGACTGCTCACCATACAATCTACTTAGTCTACCAACCCAATTATTTTGTAGGTCTCCAACGTTACCCGCTACCATGCCCGGAGTCTTTTTTGCTATCTCTACGTCACGCAGTAGACTAGGCCAATCACAACCATCGTCATCAACGTGAGGATCACCAAAAACAATGAGGCCTATCGGCCCCGGTTCTTTAATTTTTATTGGTATTAACTTACGACTTTCGTAGGCTTCTGCTTTACGCTGAAAATCATGCAATCTACGTTCAATAAGTTCTTCAACAGGAATGTCTTCTTGTACTAACGAGGGTGGTTCAAACAATGGATCAGGCTTTTCAGATTCATATGACATCTGTGCAATCTCTCCCCATTGTAATTTTTCATCGGGAGACAACATCCCAAGTTCAATAGCCCTTGCTACTCGACGCATTATTGTATGTCGTGATACCTTGAGTTTTTCCGCAGTGCCTCGCGCACTACAACCTGTTTCTCTATATACTCTAACTACCTCTGGCAGTTGTTCGTCTATGCTAGTCTGACGCACAGGCTTTTTCCATTGCCTCGTTGAGCAATATTACACCGCGTATAGTTTTGTCACTATCTAACGCAGATACTCTTGGTAAGTTTTCTCGCCAAATCTGACACCCAGCGTCAATCCTTTCGACTCCACTTAGCGAGCAGCTTGTGATCAATACGCTTACGCATAGCATCACGGATAGTTTCAGTATGCTTACGTGCATCTTGCATAACCTTTTTTGTTTTAGCTATTTCTTTTATCTGCTGTTTAGCTGCACCAGCATCCATAAGATTTTTTTCGCGCATCATTCCCGCAACGCTATTAAATAGCTTGAGGATGCCAGAAGCTAAACCCAGAATATTCATTGTTTAGGATTTCGGTTTATCAGATGGTATATCGTCAGCGTTTTTGTTTTTACCAAAGTTACCGCTTAACATATTAAGAACACGCAGTATCGTGTTAAACACCATGTCATCTGATTTAGTTGGTGTTAGCATTGTAATTGCTGTACAGGCAGTGACGATTTGACACAACCCATCGATATACGCACCAAAATTAGGATGGTTGTATATGCTCATTAATGCTTCCATGCTTTCTTTCCTTATCTCTTTGTTCGTAACACGCTAAATGTACGTCTGTTCCATTAGCAAAACATACAAAGTTATCTTGTTTTACATTAATAGGTTGGTCACAATACGCACAAATCATATACCTTCAACGACTTCGAGCCACATTTGACAGCCTTCTTCGACGTTGCAAGGACCTCCTGTAACGTTCATAAAAAATAATTGGAAATAATCACCGGGATTACATCTTACGATACCGCTTATACAGTTTGCTCCACCAGAAGTATTGTGAGCCATGGTAGGATTAGCTTGATGTGCTGATGTATCTAAAGCGACCCCTCCGTATGTTAAACCATTTGAAACATAATTTTGACCGTAAGATGACGCTAAATCGAAACTAGCTTGATAAGCTACATGAGCCGCACTGTAATGAACTATGCGTACCCCACTCATACCTTGTGATACGGTAGTAGTTGCATTAGAAATCAAACCTGTTGATCCAACACGTACAAATCTTACTGAACCATCACTAGGAATATATATACGACCTAAATTAGCCTGCGTAGTAAACGCGTCAGTGTCATAACCTCTTGTCATTGATGCTCGTACATGCAACGTATTGTTTGGCAAATTACTTTGCGAACTATTATTGAAAACATCAAACAAACCCGGATTAATCGACGCTGTGTAAATCATTGCTCGTCGACCTGACACACTAGCAGGGTGGTGTTGTAAAGATTGCGAGGCATCGTTTACATAGATGCCTGCAGTTCCACCGGGCGTTCCTGATCCTGTATGTGTAAAGCGGTTGCCTGTTATTGTATGATTACGAACAGAGTTACGTATAATTATACAAGAACCCTCGCCAGACCATTGAAAAAAGTTTCCTGTAATAGACACGCCTGTAATTGTTTGTGTAGTGTTGGGATCACCAATAGTTATACCAAGGCCACCCATAAAGTTGTTATTAGCATTTGGTGTCAAAGATACAAAAAAGTTATTGGCTATAACAAATGATGTGTAATCAACGGCTGCACCTGATGTTGATAAGCCAATCATTGTAGATGTAGTTGATTCTTGTCTGTTGTAAAAGTTATTGCCAGTAATAATAGCTTGCGAAAATTTACCAATAATATTCCCAACAAAATTTGAAAAGTGCGAGTTAGACACTTGCAACGATAAAAATGCGTAAGGGTTATTGTCGCATAAAATTCCGTAATTATTTGCAACAAGTCCACAGTTTACAAGATAAATACCTTCTGCATCACCAGTATTGTTTGGACTCACACTAGGATCATTTAAATGCACTGCGTTTTGACAGAAAAATATGCTACCGTCTGTAATGTGGTATTCTGTTGCTTGACCTTCTGTTGGTGGGGTTGTTCCAACACCAGTAGAAGTAATTTCAATGCCTGCTGTTGTTCCAATAAGTTGCGATGTGCCATCAGTATATTGACCATCAATTAAAAATTCCGATATTTTGAAATGTGGACAATCATCTACATCAACGGCTTTTGTCCAATAAGCACTTCCTATTGCTCCTTGTATATGCACCCTGTTAACAAATGCACTAGGATCTACAACTCCTGCACGATAATGACCATTAAATTGCAAGGCAATATTACCAGACCCACCCGCTTTGTTTGTTTGTATTGTTAAGTCTTTGACCCCAACTTCTTGACCGTCAGGAGCGCCTCCTTGCACGGCAGGAACACCAGACATATCAAACGTAAAGCCACCGTCAATACTTGCATCAAAACGCACAAACGTAACACCTATGCCTGCACCCATAACAACTACAGGAACACCCGCAGGGATATTGATTTTACCAGTAACGTTACATAATCCCGGAGGGAAATATAATACACCACCTGTTTGTCTGTATGTCGTAGTTTGACTGTGAGGATCAGGGTATTGTGTAGCTGTTGGGTTAGCGGGATCAAACAATTCTGCTAATGCTGTTTGAATTTGCGCAGAACAGTCGGTCGCATGATATGGAGCGCCATTACCTACCACAGCTACTTTTGTACTAACGCCTGCTGTTGTACCTGCAGCAATACTCGTTACTTGACCAAAAGCATTAATAGCTACGTTTGCATTATTGAAAACAGTAGGTATACCTTGTGCGTTTGCCAAAGGCCATGTGCCTGTGCTGGGAGAATGAACAGGAGCCAATGAGATTTCTATATCTGATGTATCTTTTAGTTGACCATTACCAGTTAAAGCACCAATACCTCTGACTATAAGATCACCGTTAGCTTGTGGTGCGCCCGATTCTATATCTGTAATTCTACCAAAAACATCAACAGTTATATTAGATGGGTTTATTGCTGTTACACCAGAGCCTAGTGTTTCAATCGCTTTTAAACTAATTTCAATTTCTGCATCTGTTCCTGTTGTTCCACTAGCATTTATAGCTCCGCGACCTTTAATGAGCGTTCCTGAACCTGATCCCCCACCCGCAGAACCATTAGAAATAGCTGTTATTCGACCATATTTATCTACAGATATATCAGCATTTGTATAGTTGCCTTCGCCTCCTACACTATACGACATCTCGGCAAGACTTATCGTTCGGCCCTCAGTTCCAATAGGTCCACCATTATGTAAACCTACACCTGTACCTATTATTGCAGTAGTTGGAACTTTAGTTGAGTCGAGCGTAGTAGCCGTTCCTGTGGTGGTGCCATCTTTGGTAATAATCTGTTTACCAGTGGGGTCGAAAGCGAGATACTTATTAGCACGACCTGTCGCATTGGTCGTAATGTCACTGTTATCGCTATCGAAATCTGTTTCAACTACACCAAACTTTTGATCAACTTGCCGTTGCAAATCTTGTTGTGTAGCAACTATTTGATCAAGTTGTTTATTTAATTCTCGTATATTGAAACCGCCAGATGGTGGGAAATCAGTTGTACGTTCTTTTTTAATATGCCTCACTAATGTTATATCGGTGTTCGTTACCCCTGTTGTAAATGTTACAGTGCCACTTGTAAAACCACCATCTTCCGCAACAACACCTGTAATCGTGTAATCAGAATCTTCGCTTTTGGCAAGAGTGCCATCATAAACTACAATGTCTGATGTTTTGAAAAATGGAAACGGTATAGTAAAAGTGGTTTGTGCTGCACTTCCCACAGTGTATTTAGTACGTGTAGCAACTTCCGTAATATTTAAATCAGCCATGCAAACCTCCGCGATCAGAAGATGATATGATTGTTTTTGTTAAGGTACGCACAATTATTCCGTACCGTCTTCTAAAGAACTAAATAACCAATCGAGATGTGCTATCCTATTATACGGCAACAAATCTCGTACTTTAGCACCGTCTATGTTGCCAGTTAACACATCCCCTGCCATGCTTGCGGCTGTTGATGCAGCCTTAAAAGATGGCCCTAACATATATTGCATCGAAGAAAACTCACCGTGGTTTTCGCTTGCACCTAACATAGCCTGTATAGATAAACTACCGCCTGTTGCGTTACTTGCTAGGTTGTCTGCATCCATAAACCAACCTGTCCATCCAGCACGACCTACCGCACCAACCATTAACTCATTCCAATCTTTATCTGGCGACCCCAGTTGTGCGTTTCTTATTTGTTCAATAGCCAATCCAACGCCTGTCATTAGCGCTATTTGCGTCAACACATTTCTGTCTGCGTCTTGTAATGCTGGCACTAACACACGTTGATGCGATGACATAGCAAATGACTTAAACTGTGTGAGCAACGACAAATACTGATTACTCATGAACAGTGGTTTCTCCCCTAAACCGGGAGTTACAATTATTGTATTTATTTCTTTACTCAACGCATTTTCAAAAGCATCTTTAGCAATAAGGTTATCCCAATTACGACTATTAGCGATAATGTTTGCGTCGGTTGTTTCCCATTTGTCTTTCATTTTGTAAATGGATTGTGCTTCTGCCTCACCAATACCTGACTTAGCAAGACGCTCTCTTTGTTTGACAGATGCTTTACCAAGTGCCACAGCAGTTACGTCATCAAGTATTTTCGTTCCTACAATAATACCGCTACTTGTTTTTACAAAATCATTCCAGAATGACATACCATTTATCATAAAGTTAAATGATGCTAACCCACCTATTGCTGACTCAAAACGATTATGCACACCAAACTGATCACCAACATCTGCTATCTGTGCGGCTCTACTGCTTAACCAAAACTCATAGCTTTCACCAATAGATCGGTTTTGCGCTAATCCTTTTTTCCAAATATCATTTTTAGTGAGTGCCTCGAACAAACTGCCAAAAGATTTACGCAATCCATTAGCTGTAACAACTCGCGCAATATCTGGGGCTGCAGCCATAGCCCCTGTAAGCATTGTTATTGCACTGTAGTTTTTAGCTATACGAATAGCTTTAGATACACCGCTATTGGGATTAGATGGCATCATATATGTTCCACGCAACAAATCACGCATAGCACGTAAGTCTTCTAATGTTTCTGCTTTTTGTTTTGTTAATTTAGAACGTTGTGCCTCAGACGTTGCAGCTTTTATTTTTTCATCAAAGTTTGCTGTTACTTTTGCAATGGGGCCAACATCACCTGTATTTACATTTGGCAACTCTAGATCTACAGAACCAAACTTTTTATACAACTCAAGGTCGGGCGCTACTCCACGCATATAAGTTGTAAGCACCGTTAGAACATCGTTTTCTAAAAAGTCTTCGAAATCTACATCATTGATAAAATCAAGATCACGTTTGTGAAATGCACTTGCAACCCCTGTAACAGTTTCATCTGATTGCACAAATGGATTGTAGTCACGTAACTGTCTTGCAATCTGCAACGCTTTGTCTCTTTTGAGACCGCCAACTTTCATTATGCGTTCCACAAACTGATCAAAGTTCTTTTCTATTTTATCCTTACGCCACATACGAGGGATGTACCCTTCGGCTGTAGCACGTAACGCATCGTTAGTTTGTTTAATTTCTTTAGTTAGTTGAGCAATCTTGGCAGCATTTTTTGTTGAGTTAGTTTTTTGCAAACGTTGTATTTGCCGTAGCTTTGCATCGTTAATAATCCCGCTTTCAACGATTTCATCTGTGTATTTTTTAATTATTGAATTTACTTGTGCAGCCGCAGCATCAATTTCTGGTATACCGCTTTTTTGTTTACTGCGTTGTACCTGTGTTACACGTTGTCTAAACTCAAGTATTGACGGTATTTTGTTCTGGCTTAAACCTAATACACCGCCTGCTCTACGCAATGGATTAACATTCATGCGCTTCAACATATTGTTGTAACCACCATAAATGTTTTTGTGTAACTCACCTATGTCAGCACGATACTTTGTTTTAATAGTAGTTTCTAATGCCTGTTCAGTAGGTTGAAACCCTCCTACGGCTGTGTTCTTGCGAAGCTTTGGAACCACCTCAAACACATTTAACAATAATGATTTAGCGTCTGCGTCAACACCTGACAACACACGCGAAATAGGCGACAACATATCTCCTAATGCCCATGTTTTTTCCACACTGTTCTGTATAAGTTCTTCTGCAATAGATTCCGGTTTAGGTGGGCTTGCTTCGTTTGCCATAGAACCCACAGACGCTTTGCCTTCTGGCCCAGCTTCTGCTGCTTTACCTTCTTTGATAATCTGCTCAGACATAACGTGCTGACCAGCCGCATCTTCTGCGTTTATTTCTTCACCGTTACGTTTTTTTATTGTGTGAAATTTATTAAAAATACCGCTTATAACATATTGAGCGCCAGCGATAGCTAATGTTTCACCTACTGCTGTTCGTGCATCTCCTGTCTGATCTGTTTGTGGAAATGTACGTCCTGCCGCTAATGCACCAGCCTTAAATGCACTTACGCCTGCTTTTGCACCTAACGCGACCCATGCTTCGGGAACTGTAATATAGCCAGCAATTTGTCCAAACAACGATGCCTCTGGCGCTCTAGCCATACGCATACGTTTTTGTTCTGCATTTACAAGGTATTGTGTACGTTTTTCAAATTGTTCTTCATTAACAACTCGCGGTGCGTTCCACGCTCCCTCATAATATTCACGCAATGCTGACATACCCATTGCTTCTAATCTGGCATCTAAATCAAATTGTGGGTCTGCTTCGGTATTAATACCGTTTTCGTAATTGTAAGCAAGCTCATTAATGTTAACACCAGTACGGTTAAAGGCATCCACCATGCCATCCCATGTTTCCTCTGACGGCATATACACACTGGTAAACCCATCCCACACAGCGCCCCATGCTTCGCTTTTAGAAATCTTATATGAATCATCAAATGCAGGCGCTTCTATAACGGCTGTATCATCTGAAACGTCGCCAAAACTTGGGGTAGGGGGCAACATATCTGTGAAGTCCAGTATTTCTTCGCGTGTACGCACACGATCAGATGCCACTTCTACTGTTTGCGGAGTGTTTGCTCTTACAAGATTTTGCAACTCAGGACGTAATGCCATTATTTATTCCTTTTAGGTTGCTTTTTCCTGTTTGCTTTTTTGCTTATAACAGCCAAATTGCTAGGACGATTATCTCTAGGGTTGCCATTTTTGTGGTGTACTTCTTTACCACGACCCGGTTTTTTCATACGGTTAGCTTTATTTCTACCCGCACGATCTAGTTTACCTTTTTTAGTTCCGTGTGTTGCTTTGTATTCTTTTTTATAATTGCGCGGTTTTTTCATTGCATATCCGTAGGTTCATTAGTTTCTGTTAAACCAAATCCTCGTTTTATAGGACGGTTTTTCGCAATAGCGTCTAATCTTCTACCGCTTACTTCTCCTGCTGTACCACCACCAAATGTATCGCCAAACTCTGTATCAATAGCTGCATCGCCAATACCGCGACCCCTTGCTAATATTGCTCTTGATGCGTCTGTTTGTTGTATTTCGTATGCGTTAGTAAAGTTTATGCGCGGCCCCCTGTTAGGCACAAATAATTTATGCAAATTGCCACTTTCGTCGATTATAACCATTTCATAGGTGGTTTGCATTTTACCGCCTATGCCGGCTGTTTGCTGACCGTTTATTAATTTCAAACGTCCTGCCTTGTACAACAAACCTAAATCTAACTCTCCCTTACCATCAATTTTATTGTCTCTTCCTCGACGATATTGTGATGTTGCTGGATACAACCTGTCAGAAAACTTTTGACCGCCAGTCGTTGTTAATAGATCTTGTGCTTTTACTATTTGATCTGCACGTTCAATCATAGCTATGGCTATTTGTTTTCCTGATATTTGATTGCCTTTATCGTCTTTCAATACTTGTTCGGGAGGCACATAATGCAAATGCAAATTGTTTTGATCTTTTTGGTAAATATTACTGCTAAAACCTAACTTGCCATCTTTACCGCCAAGTTTATTCAACACCGATCTAATTGCACCTTTGCTAGTTAGGTTATCTTTACCTATTGTGAGGAACTCTCGTCGTAACGCTTTAGTGAGGTGTTTACGACTTTGTTCTGTCATTACAATGCCTGTGCTATCCAAACCAGCAGTCAAGGCTCTCCAAACACTCAGTTGGTCTAAGCCATCTTTCACTAAATGCAAGTTACTGTTCATTTCTGCAAAAAAGTCATATGCACCAGTTTTTGAATGACCAAGTAAACTATTGAACAAACCTCTAGCGAAAGTATCAATAAGACCTTTTTCGCCCATCTCATGCAACACTTGTTGCACAATATTTTGCCCCTCGTCATTTACTTCGGCAATAAGTGTGTCCGCATCTTTTGAGGCTTTTTCTATTGTTTGATTTGGTGTAGCTAACAACTTGGCTCTGATGTCATTTATTTCTGCAATATCCATTGTTGGATCTATTGCCTCAAACAATGCAGCAACACCTACATCTGTAGGCAAAGTTATCGTTCTACCAAAAGCTGCTTCTTCTGTATTGTACTGTTCTATATCCATTTTCAATTTAGACATTGCGCGTAAAGTTTCTGCATCTTTACGTGGATCAAATAGGTCTAAAATTGCAGCAGGAA